GCTCCGATTGCCACTATCGTGATTATTTTATTCTTGGATGGCGGTAATGCTTACACGAATGTGTATGACGAAGGATATCCTCCTCCAACGTATCTAAATATCCTACAAGACATATTCATTCCTTCAAATTTAGCTTATAATGGCGGATCTGCGAGTGTTGTAGTTTCTTCGCCAATCTACGATTCCGGAACAGCCTCCGATAATTTTCCCAATATCTTGCAATCCATTCTCGTGCTTTCAACAGGTGTTATTCTGGATTCTGGATTTTTAGTTACTCTACTAAATCCAATCTACAATGGTGGTTCTGCATCCATTGTTTACAGCGTGATTTTAGACGGTGGAAATTCTGTACCACTATAATAACAATAAATGAGTACCGTTACAAATGTCCGGTTTCAGCTTCGACGTGATACCGCTACGAATTGGGCCAGTGCAGGAAATCCAGTGTTGTTATCTGGTGAACCAGGATACGATACAACCAACAAGATCCTGAAGGTTGGCGATGGTAGTAGTACGTGGAGCCTTTTACCCGCTATCAGCGGAGGAGGAGGTGGTGGTGGAGGGACAACACTTCCTGCTGGAATCAACCCAGGAGATTACTTGTCGTGGAATGGAGCTAATTGGGTAACTGGTGGAGAAGGTGATGTGAAATTGGGAGGATTATCAGATGTTTCTGGAACAACAAATAATAGCGTTGCAGTTGGAGGAGGAGCTAAAGCTGTTCAACTAGATGTTGTTATTGGTAGTGCAGCTCAATCGTCTGTTGGCGGTAATGTGGTTATTGGCAAAAGTGCTACTTCAAGTGGTGGTACAGCCGTTGTTATTGGAAATACGGCAACCGGTGCTGCATTTAGTACGTCGGTTGGTGGAAACACTTCTACTGGTGCTAACGGCGTTTCGGTCGGTAACGGTGCTAACGGAACTGGATCAGGTATTAGTATTGGTAATCAAGCACTTTCTGGAAATGCTGGAATAACTATTGGAGATAATGCTACAGGTTCAGCAACTTCAGTTTCAATTGGAAGTCCGTCATTCACGGTAGGAACAGGTAACGTTGCGATTGGTCAGAATTCAACAACCGGAATTGTTGATTATGCCATTGCAATTGGAAGTGCATCTGCTAATTCCACCCAATGTATTGCGATTGGAGGAACTAGTACAAGTATAAGTACTTCATCATTTGGAAGTATCGCTATTGGTTCGCAGGCAAATATATCAACAGATGCTGCTAATTCTGTTGCACTGGGATACAATGCTCGTGTTGAAAATCTAGCTGATAGCTCTGTAGTTATTGGAAGCAGTTCCTCAGCAGCTAATATGGCATCTAAATCAGTTACAATCGGAGCTAATAGTTATACCGGTTCTAACAACGTAATATTAATTGGAGAATCACTTATTGCGACAAAAAGCAATACAATACAGATAAACGCAGACGTAAACAACTCAGGAGTGGGGAGTACTCCAAATGCTAATGCGTGTTATATCTACCCTATACGCGGTGCTGATTCCGGAAATGGTTTGATGCAACCAGGTACATTATGGTATAATACAACAACGAAAGAAATTTGTTACCAGAACCCATGATTACCTACCTTTTCATGTTAGAAATTCTACATCGTAATAATAACAGATGGCTACAACTAATGTACGTTTCAAGCTTCTCCGTGACACATTTGTAAACTGGACGAGTACAAACCCAGTTTTATTATTAGGAGAACCGAGTTACGATACAACAAATAACCAATTGCGAATTGGCGACGGTGTGTCTACGTGGTTAAACTTAAACCCGTTCGGGGGCCCTACTGGTCCTACTGGCGTTAGAGGGCAAACCGGGCATACAGGCCATACTGGAGTTACTGGACCTCGGGGACTTACGGGGCAAACAGGTCCAACAGGTCCTGGAATAACCGGTCCTGGGCTTACCGGTGCTACCGGAGTGATAGGACCTACAGGATCTACAGGACCTACAGGTCTTGGTTTAACAGGTCCAACTGGAGTTACAGGATCAGTGGGTACTACAGGAAGTACAGGTCCAACAGGTCCTGGTCTAACTGGTACAACTGGACCTAGAGGATCTACTGGACTATTGGGCCCTACAGGAAGAACGGGACCAACAGGTCCTGGTCTAACTGGTCCAACTGGAGTTACAGGATACGATGGACCCACTGGACGTACAGGTCCAACCGGTCCTGGTCTAACTGGTCCAACTGGAGTTACAGGATCAGTGGGTACTACAGGATCTACAGGACCAACAGGTCCTGGTCTAACTGGTCCAACTGGAGTTACAGGACCCTTAGGTCCTACAGGCAATACAGGTCCAACAGGTCTTGGTCTAACAGGTCCAACTGGAGTTACTGGTTCAGTAGGTCCTACAGGAAATACAGGCCCAACAGGTCCTGGTCTAACTGGTCCAACTGGAGTTACAGGATTTAATGGTTCTACAGGAAGTACAGGCCCAACAGGTCCTGGTCTAACTGGTCCAACTGGAGTTACAGGTCCTACAGGATCTGGAATTACAGGCTCAACTGGTCCTGGTCTAACTGGTCCAACAGGATTTACTGGGTCAGTAGGTCCTACTGGACTTACAGGTCCAACAGGTCCTGGTTTAACAGGTCCAACGGGAGTTACTGGACCCTTAGGTCCTACTGGACTTACAGGTCCAACAGGTCCTGGTCTAACTGGTCCAACGGGAGTTACTGGACCCTTAGGTCCTACTGGAACAACTGGACCTACAGGTCCGGGGGTAACAGGACCAACTGGCATGACAGGTTACACTGGGTACACGGGATATACTGGATACACTGGCCCGACTGGACCCGGATTGACTGGTCCCACAGGGTACACTGGTCCCACAGGAACAGAAGGTCGAACAGGTCCTACCGGGTATACTGGTTATACTGGGTACACTGGAGTTGCTGGCCCAACTGGGTCTGGATTTATTATGCAGGGAACTTGGCTAATTGGCAATTCTTACAATAAAAACGATGTTGTGTATTACCTGGGAAACACGTATGTGGCTAAGATCAATGTGCCTGCATTCCTCGGCGTACCTACTTCATACATAAATTCATTCTGGTTGATCTTCACGATCGGAGCAACTGGACCTACTGGGGTAGGTTCGACTGGCCCTACCGGAAGAGTAGGACCTACAGGTTCCGGCATAACTGGTGCTACCGGGATAGGTTGGACTGGTCCTACGGGAACAACGGGACCAACAGGTCCTGGTCTAACAGGTCCAACTGGAGTTACTGGTCCTACCGGATTTACTGGACCAACGGGTTATACTGGATTTACTGGACCAACGGGTCCTGGTCTAACCGGTCCTACCGGATTTACTGGACCAACAGGTCCTACTGGTTTTACTGGACCAACGGGTAGTACCGGATTTACTGGGCCAAGGGGTCCTACCGGATTTACTGGACCAACAGGTCCTACTGGACCGTTTGCACCCCTAGTATCTGAAAACTTTGTGGTAGCGGCTGGAGATGGAGCAAATCCGTTGGCTTACAGTTATGACGGAACAACCTGGTTTCCGTCTACGAACGGAAACTCGATATTTGATGGTTCTGCGAAAACAGTTGCTTGGAATGGATCTTTATGGTTAGCTGGTGGAAATGGAACAAATAGATTAGCTTACAGCTCCAACGGAATAACTTGGACTGCATCTACAAGCGGAAATTCAAGATTTACTTCAGCGGTAAATGCCGTTGCTTGGAACGGAACGTTATGGGTAGCTGGTGGTGTTGGAACAAATCAATTAGCTTACAGTTATGACGGAATAACATGGACTGGGTCTGGGAGCGGAAATTCAATATTTACTTCAGCGGTAATTGCTGTTGCTTGGAACGGAACATTATGGGTAGCTGGTGGCACAAGTGCAATAAATCAATTAGCTTACAGCTACGACGGAATAACATGGATTGAATCTGACAATGGAGACACAATATTTGGTAGTGGTAGTGTGAATTCGGTTGCTTGGAATGGTTTGAGATGGGTAGTTGGTGGAAATGGAACAAATACATTAGCTTACAGCTTCGACGGAATAGAATGGATTGCATCTGCCAATGGAAACTCGATATTTGGTAGTAGTGGTACTGTGAGTTCGGTTGCTTGGAATGGATCTTTATGGGTAGCTGGTGGAAATGGAACAAATACATTAGCTTACAGTTCTGATGGACGAACATGGGCTGCATCTACGAACGGGAACTCGATATTTGATTATGTTGTATCTGGACTTTCCTGGAATGGAACTTTATGGATAGCTGCTGGAGAAAGTATTAACACTTTAGCATACAGTTCCGACGGACAAACTTGGACTGCATCTCCAAGTGGAAAATTGATACTTACTACTAATGGATTTGCAGTTCACTCCCGCCGTGTTTTGCCAAATGTAGGTACTTCTTCGTTAGGAGGTGCTATTGGCAGTACTGGTCCTACTGGTTTTGGCAGAACTGGTCCTACGGGTCCTGGCCTAACTGGTCCTACCGGATTTACGGGACCTACGGGTCCTGGTCTAACCGGTCCTACTGGATTTACTGGACCTACAGGTCCTGGTCTAACCGGTCCTACTGGACCTACCGGATTTAATGGACCTACGGGTACTACTGGACCTACTGGATTTACTGGATCTACTGGATCTACTGGTCCTACTGGATTTACTGGATCTACAGGTCCTACGGGTCCCGGCCTAACTGGTCCTACCGGATTTACTGGATCTACAGGTCCTACGGGTCCTGGTCTAACCGGTCCTACCGGATTTACTGGACCAACGGGATTTACTGGACCTACAGGTCCAACAGGTCCTACAGGACCGTTTGCACCTCTAGTATCTGAAAACTTTGTGGTAGCTGCTGGAAATGGAGCAAATACATTGGCTTACAGTTACGATGGAACAACCTGGTTTCCGTCTACGAACGGAAATGCGATATTTGATGGTTCTGCGAAAGCAGTTGCCTGGAATGGATCTTTATGGGTAGCTGGTGGAGATGGAACAACAAATAGAATGGCTTACAGCTCCGATGGAATAACTTGGACTGGTTCTAGTGGACCTACTGGCGGAAATGCAATATTTACTAGTGAGGTATTTGCTATTGCTTGGAATGGATCTTTATGGGTAGCTGGTGGAAATGGAACAAATCAATTAGCTTACAGCTCCAACGGAATAACTTGGACTGGGTCTACGAGTGGAAATTCAATATTTACTACTTCGGCAACTGCTGTTGCCTGGAATGGTTCTTTATGGGTAGCTGGTGGGCAGGGAACAAATAGGTTAGCTTACAGCTCTGATGGAATAACATGGACTGCATCTGCCAACGGAAACTCGATATTTACTAGTGTGGTATATGCAGTTGCCTCGAACGGATTGAGATGGGTAGCTTGTGGAAATGGAACAAATCGATTAGCTTACAGCTCCGACGGAATAACATGGATCGCATCTGCCAATGGAAACTCGATATTTGGTAGTGGTAGTGCGAATTCGGTTGCTTGGAATGGATCTTTATGGGTAGTTGGTGGAAGTGGAGCGACAAATAGGTTAGCTTACAGTTCTGATGGAATAACATGGACTGCATCTACTAACGGGAACTCGATATTTGATTATGTTGTATCTGGACTTTCCTGGAATGGAACTTTATGGGTAGCTGCTGGAGAAACCATTAACACTTTAGCTTACAGTTCTGACGGAATAACATGGACTGCATCTCCAAGTGGAAAATTGATACTTAGTACTAATGGATTTGCAGTTCACTCCCGCCGTGTTTTGCCTTACGTAGGTACGACCACAACAAATATAATTTCATTATTACAAAATCTTGGGGCTACATTACCTTCTGGATACAGGACACTGGCATACAATCCAACAACTGGAGTACTAGGTTATTTTGGCAGTTAAACGACTAACTTGCCTACAATTTTATGAATAGATAAAGACGATACACCTGATGCATCAGACACAAGTTTCATTTGAGTTTTGGTTTTCAGACCCATAATATGGGCAACCACCCCGGCCACAATGGTCTTGGGTGTATGCTCAAAATCGTCTTCGGATTTCTTGGAAATTTCAACTAGTAAATCCATAATTTTCTGGCGCTGGTCGTCGTTCAGCGAAAGAGATGCACACAACCGCTCAGCAATCCCAATTTCCGTTTGCAGAACAGTATTATTTGTTACCTCAAAATGTGTCACAGCTTTGCACAGTGACCGAATGTTCACAAGAAACATCTTCGCAATTTCCTCGTGACTCCGCGGAGCTCCGTTATTTCTACAAGCCACAAACACTGCTCCACCCATCATTGCACGGCGTGTTTCGCCTCTGACTTTCTGAGCGTCCTCTAGTTGTTTATACAAACCACAAGCGTCCATCACAATAGATTTCGGCAGACCCGCGTGAGTACATGATAACTGAATAGCGTCAAAGATCGACATCCATGAACGCTGAGAGTTGGAGGAAAGCGACCAGCACGATAAACGCTGGATAGCTTTCAGTTTCACGTCTTTGGCAGTTAGTCCTTTGAAAGACATAACTGATCCATATGACGATTCAGGGAGAAGATCTGATGTTGTAAAGCCTGTGCGGCCTTCATCTTTTCCCTGATCGTAGTTCCGCCATTCGGCACCTTCATCAATAATCCGACCCATCATTGTTCCACACAGTGTACATACATGCTCACCTTCATCAATTACAAGTTCATGTTTACAATTACTCATTTTTAGTATGTTTCAGCACTATCCTTTTTAGCATTCGTTTTACGCGACGCAAATACCGATTTCATGACTGACCAGTTTGGAGGAATGAATCGTACAATATGTTTGTGAACATGTTCCTTATACAGAAACTTCACTTTCTCACTCAGTTGTTCTAAAAACAAAAACATGGCGTATGCGAAAAACAGACCCGAAACGTACGTGTCAATCTGGAGATCAAGAACTTTAGATATCGGAAATATGGGCGCCCATCCACGCGTGATCTGGGTCGTCCAGAACGCTACTGATCCAATAATACCTAATTCAAGTCCAATATCTCCAACTTGGTACGCCAAGTGTTCAGCCTTCCATTCTTTGTCGCAGTCGTCAAACAGATGGTAAAGCAAAACCGATAATAGAAGACCTATTAAAGTATAAAACAAAGCAAGAATCACGATATTCATAGTTCCACCCAACACTTCACCCAAGTCCATCATTATTATCTATTCTGGGGCATAAATGTTTCACCGTAAATCTGTGGACGGTAATTGGTTGCAAGTATCTGTTTATTACCGTCGCGAGTTTTTACTGGTTTTACCCATGAGATCAGAAGGTTCTTTTGTTCTACGACCCAAACCCAGTACCCTGCCTTGGAAAACTCTGACACTAAATGATCTAAAGCCTCTTTCAATGAAAACAGGGGATACCCAAACACATAGGTAGGAACAGGGTAAATTATATAAGGAGCATCTGAATTGTGTACTGCTTGACGTCTAATTTGTGCTTGAATCTGGGCAATTATGGGATTCATGGCTGCCATACGATTAGATCTTCTCTCTTCTTGTTCATCCCATACGTCACGCGCACGCAACATCTCTGCTTACTCTTACTATAAGAATGTCTGTGCCATTCCGCACTCTTGGGTTAGGCGGTGGAGGTATGAAAGGTATAATGTACATTGGCGCTCTGCGCGAACTTTCACGGCATCAAGATTTGGTGTTTCCTGATGGCGTGTACGGAGTTTCGGTAGGAGCGATTGTTGGAACGTATATTGCTTTTGGACTACCTTTGGATTTAGGAATTGAAGAAGCGTTCAAGATTTCGTCATTCATTCCGGAACCGGATTATTCAAAATTACCTGAAATGATTTCTATGAAAGGTGTGTTTTCCATGGACGTTTTGGAAACGTCGCTCGTAAACATGTTTTTGACAAAAGGGATAGATCTGCGCACGAAAGTTATTGGCGATACCAAAATGCCTTTGTACATCCTGGCTTCCAACTTAACAAAAGGTAAACCCACCATTTTCTCCAAGAACGTCCCGATCTTAGACGCTTTGAAATGCTCGTGCTGTATCCCTGGTGTTTTCCGACCGCAAGTTCTGTATAATCAAGTATATGTCGACGGTGACCTGTTTGTGCCTTCGGTGGACAAATGTATTCCTGATTTAACTAACGCTTTGTGTTTATCACTAAAGCACCGGAAGTCTGATAATAAGTTTACTCCTTCAACAATTGAAACCATGTCCCCAATATCGTATGTCCATGACATGTACACTTTAGTGACATACAACTTTTTCAAACAAGTAAAAAAATCGTGTACTCTACAACTCCACTATCCTAACTTGCACAGCACTTCGGATTTAAAGGAGTTTAATGTTCCCGATATCCTGAAAAAAGCCAGTACAGACTTATCCCGATTTCTCGGCACCTAGAGCAGCTACCATAAAAGCTCGGAAGTTAGCGACAGTGGGTTTACCGCTCATTTCGTACATCTTTTCGGCCGTTTCTACTTTTATGGTAGGATACGCCTTGATCTTGTACAGCGCCGCCTTGCCTTTATCGGCGTAGGCATTAATTTCTTCGAATATTACTCGGTGACCTCCGTACGTATAATTCTTGGTCTGGACTAGCTGTTTGAACGACGCAACTTCAGGTTCGGCATCTTTACAGTGAGGACACCATGACGCAAAGAAAAACATGAACTTCACAGTTCCAGGTTCAGTAGCAGTATCCGGTGTAGGTTTATCCTCAGCTACTGGTTTCTGCTGGATAATCTTGGCTCCCGGCCAGATTCCGGTGTACGCACGGATTCCCAATATAGTTATCAGAACAATAATAGTTGAAACAATCACGGCTGTGACTATACTACTCATCTTGTCTAAATGAAGGGCATAAAAGTTTAGTCTCCTTCCTCAGGACCTCAAAGTAGTTGCGATATGATTCCTCAGCCGTAATCCCGGTCGTAATTTGAGCCCAAGCTACTTGATAGGTTTGTCGTTCGGGTTCGTATGGTTTTGGGATGATGGCGTACCATTTTCCATTGTAGCGAACGGTTGGTGGCATGTTATACCTCCACAGAAACAAAGAAGCCAAGATTTCCGTTTTGCACCTTTTAGTGCCCACTGTTCAAACGTGTATACGTTGCTCATCGACATATTACACCTTGCGCAAATAGGGTACAAATTAGATAAAATGGTGGGACCGCCTTTCGATTCCGGAATATCATGTCCACACTGAAAATCAAAGACCGTGATTTTATTTTGGCACCATGGCGTGAAACATTTGGCAGAGTATACTTTACCAAATTTAGATATCCAAACTTGTTCTCTCAAAGCTTTAGGAATTTTGGCTTTGTGATGCCCTGACATTAATGTCTTAAGAGTAATCGTTGAAAACGGAAATTGTTTAATAATTCGGAAAAGGATCAGTAATAAGATGTCTAAGAATATCCATAACGTTGTCACGGATGTGCAAGAGAAGGTGACTGCCGATCATTTCCCTGTGACCGGTAATCTTCCTGATGGAGTTCATGCATGGACGGTTGTTGAATTTACGGCCGGGGACTGCATTCTCCAATTCGAAGTTCATCTTGAAAATCAGGTATCGTGTGTTCTCACTCAGCGAGGGTTTACCAATGATCAGCGCGATACCATTATGGAGATCTTTACGAATATGATGTTTGATTAACTAATTAAAAAACGAAATCAATTTGGTCAGAAATGACCTTTTTAATACAAGAAGATGCCGAAAGTTCACCACCCTTACAATGCGCTTGACAAGATGAAAGATGCGATTGAGCGTCAGCTGGGGCAGAGTGGCGTCAGCATGAAGTGGGAGCAGTCCGAGTACTGTGACCGAACATTCATTGTCTGGCTTTACAGTGGCGAACGCACTTACGAATACAACCTGAAATTCTACCCGGAGTTCTATGCGATGACTGCAAACAGCAACTCGTCTAGAAGTCTTACGGCATTGATGCGGGAAAAGTTCGATGAGGCTATCTACTACTAAAAACTAAAACCAGACCCGAGATGGGTCATTTTTTAATGACCAATTTCGTGTTTTTTACGGTGTCGTGTGTCATGTAGTTTAGGCGTTTAAGGGAAGCCTACGAGGTGGGCGCCAATACCGAAGCCGGCACCCGTGCGCGCCGACGAGCCGACCGAGGGGGCGTAGATATCGAGGATGGCGAACGTGGCCAGGGCAACGAGGGCAATCATGCCGATCTCCGACAGCTTGAGGCCCTTGCCGGGGAGGAGGTACGCCGCAATCGCAACAGCCAGACCCTCAAAGGCGTACTTGATAGCACGAGTCGTTAGGTCCGAGAAATCAACTCCAGCAGGGGCGGCAACAGACTTCTGCTCGGGCATTTTTATAGAAAAGGACAGAGAAAAAACGAGTCATTCTTTAAATGAAAGTATGTTTGGTGACTTTGGCCATAGGTGAAAAGTACCTTGAAGAGTACAACCGACTTTTCCGTGAGAGTCAAGAAAACTATGCCCGTAAGTGTGGTTACGATTTTAGGGTTTTGGATGATTATTTGGATAAAGATCACACCGATCCAAAAACTATAACATTGAACAAGATTCTGGTATGTAGTCAACCTTGGTCGGCCGAGTATGATTTTATAGTGTTCATTGATGCCGATATACTCATTAATATCAAATCGCCCCCTATTCATACACACATTGACTTTGGTGACAAAATAGGTATAGCAAACGAAACTGACCAAACGCCCTCTTACTTCATGAGCAGTTTTCGTAAGTATGTATATAATTGGAAGGACGGCGCAGGATATTATGCAAGTAGTGGATTTACTGTGAACTCTGGTAAGATTCTTAATACCGGAGTTCTGGTCCTTCAACCGAAAAAACACCGCGAGTTTCTTGAACGAGTTTACTACAAATATGTGACGTCTGATTACTACAATCCTAATATTCCCAACAACTTAGAACAAAAAAGCCCGTATCATTATGAACAATCAGCGGTTGGGTACGAGCTTCAAACTCATAACATGTATGTTATTATATCAAAAAAGTTCAACTCAATATGGTTTCTTCAAGCAACTATTAATCGATCAATAGGCGAAATGTTTGTACCCTTTACATTCCGCATTCACCGACGAAACATTCTTACGTATTTTAAAGAAACATATTTCATGCATTGTGCAGGGAGAAAAGGATTTTCGAGTGTTCAGGAATTGCAGAAAAACAACCACCTTTAGATAATGAGGCGCATCCGCGTAAAGGTCGTAGTTGATCCAGACGTTCAGAAAAAGTACACTATCCCTCCAGGACAAATTGAGTTTTATGTTACGACGTACCTCAACGATCCAGACGGGTGGTCCACGAAGGGTTACTTCTTTGAACCTGTTTCTTTTAATCAAGATGTGACAATTCACTTGTCATCTCAATCGACTATTGATAAGAATTGCGGATTAGAAGGAAAGCTGTCGTGTGCCGAATTAGGAGGTAAGACTATGTGGCTGAACTCTGATCGATGGTACCATGGTGCATCGAAAAGCAAACTTAGCTTAGATGATTATCGCCAATATATGGTTTCCCACGAGATGGGACATATTTTGGGGTACGATCATACTGAGTGCCCATGCAAGAACTGCCCTGCTCCAATCATGATGCAACAGACCAAAGGGATAGGACAGTGCAAACCTAATACGAAAGTTCTTTAGGGTAACTGCGTTTGGTTAGATATTATCATTAAACTTTTGATAGTATTGTCATGTTGTACAAATTTATCAATTGGAGATGGAATAAAGACTCGTAAGTCATTCTCATTAATTATGTTATTTAATAACAGATCAATTGGAAGTGTATATCCATACTTTGAATCATGATCTAAAACTAGTTTCTTTACTTTTGGAGATACAAATAATGCATATGTCCCCCAAGAGTTCGTCTTGAATGTTTGCGATGGCAATCCTACAAAGTTTATTTTTATATTTAGGAGCTGTGACCAAGCTTTTGAAACTCCAAGATATATTATATCGTAATTTGAAGCATTCCATTCAACAAGTTTTATAATGTTTGGGTCTGTAATAATACAATCGTCTTCAAAAACAATAACTGGTTCTTCAGGATTGATTTTGTAGATTTCTATATGGCTAAGATAACATCCACGAGCTCCAGGATTATCCATAATTGCTGGAAATACAGTGGCATCAGTCAATTGTACAAGTTTGTCTACATGTCGTTTTCGTTCTTTAGCACTTTCAGCATGTATTACATATGATTTAATCATTTATATTCGTTAAATATAGAACTTTCACATAGGACTCCATTAATAAACAAATGCCTCGCGAAACTCTACCCACGAAGGAAACCGATGGAACTGTTATTGATTACCTTGAAGAGGACCCTGAGATTCCTACGCAGCGCTACTGCATCATCTCCTTTATTTCACCTGAAAAGGTGGTTAAGCAGAAGGCGGAGTTCTACAACGAGAAGTTTGTAGAGTGGATGGCGTATGAGTGGAAGGTCAAGGGTTTGGAGCATCTCATGGCTTATGTCGCCAAGAAGTATTCTTTGAAGGTTGACGACCTTTTCAAGGATATGGAGGAGTTCAAGAAGGTACATGAGGCCGAGGTGAAGAAGACGGATGTCCCCGAGCAGTACCAGGTTTTTCTCCTGAAGAACGAGAAGGAGGTTGAGGCGAAGTTCAATGAGCAGGTTGAGTTTCAGACCAACGTTCGTGGCGTCAAGCTCCGTCGCGTGTTTGCAAATCTCGAGGAGTGCCAGACGTACGCCAAGGTCCTGCAGCGCCGCTACCCTAATGACAATCTTTATATTGGTAAGGTTGGTGCGTGGCTGCCGTGGGATCCTTCTGAGAACATGATGCCCGAGGTAGAGTATGCCGAGAAGGAGCTGAACGAGATGATGCGCAGGTACAAGGAGAACGAGGTGAATCGCGAGATTTTCTTTGAGGAAGAGAAGGCTCAGCGCATTGAGCAGCAGAAGAAGGAGAATGAGGCGCGCCGTCGTAAGAATCTTGAGGATGTTAAGAAAGATGCAGGTCTGGCCGATACGGCCGATATCGGTCGCGCGATTGAAGACAATGTTCACCCTGCCGAGGGCGGTGCGCCCCGTGATCTTTGAGTTCCTAACGACGCTTGGTCTGACGGCGGCGACGTGTTGAACGCTTCCCTGCACGGCGGAATATACCTTTCGCCTTGTTAAACAGATTTGACGCTACCGATTTTGCGGATACAGGTGCTGGAGATCCCACATTGGGATCAACGGGTGTGGGTGAACGAGGTATCTTTTTGACCTCTATGACGTACTTACTCGCAATTTCTGCTAGAAAATCTGCGTCGGCTTTCCATATGTCTGTCGCACGTGTAACGATTTTACCAGTTTCTGGGTTCAGCTGGAGTTTTATCTGATAGAATTGCCCACTGACAGGATTAACAATGGCAACTAATGTGTATCTCTCGTATAAATGGTCCTCCGTGTCATACTTTAACACATTAACATCCGGAGCACCGTTACGACTTTTACTCAGTTCTTTGGATAGAGATCCGTACTTCGTGAGAACATTCGTTAGAGCTTCGTTATCAAACCCAAATGATACCATTATTTTTACGCAAGATTAATGTTTCTTTTTGGTCTGACGGCGGCGACGTGTTGAACGACGAGTTTTAGATGTATTCTTTTTCCTACGTCCACCATTGCTGTGACAGCTTACAAGCCATTCTGGAGGAATTCTTGGTACCTCTACTACTACTTCGGAATTACGTTCAATTGGAAATCCTGCTATCCATGGATACTTACAACGTGGTGTAGGGAACCTACTTTTTTCGTATGTTATGATGTTACTGCAAGGATTTCCAGAATATCCAAACTTTGAATGACCATCTATTCTTCTTAAATATTCTGTCATCGGTATTCGTGATTCCTGTAGATCAAAATAAGTACCCATGGCTCTTGTTTCGGATGAATAAACAAACGTTTTTTCTGGGTCAATTCGTATTAGAGCAATTGCCGATTCCTTTGATGGCACAGAATACTTTTTTATCATACCTTTCGGTGAATTTCCATCATATGAACTTTCAAATGTAGTCGTATCAGAATTATATGGTGCCCTAAAAAATATTAGATTATCGTGTTTCGGGTCACGATGGGTCGATCTAACTGGTAACCCAAGTTCAGGATGTACTTTACGTAATTCATTATAAGATAGCAATCCTTCTCTGCATATATTTTTAGATGTACCCCATGTTTGTATTAGTATTCCTCTGTTGGATCTAGGATTTAAAATACAAACATCATTAGTTTGAAACAAAATATCCGAAGACTCCATTATTTTTAGGCGGTATTAATGTTTATCCTTACCCTCTTGTTTGACACGGACCCAAGGATTCGAGCTCTTTTTCCTCAGAGCATCAGGCGAATACTCATCTTGGGCTAACATTGCACTAGAGAACGGTTTGTTATCAGTCCACAGCGAGTTATCACATAAATGAAACGGTGGGTGATCAGAAGCTTTGTACCAGAACACTTGGTCTTCTAATTTATTTGATTGAACGCCGTTGCAAATCACCAGGCATTCGAAATTTTCAGTGCATTGGTCCATGAATTGACAGAACATTTCAAACGTGGGAAACATACCGGCATAATTGTCGTATATACGACGGCGATTATTCACGATACTTTCGCGAAGAATAAACACGAAATCCACGTTCGTACGAAGATTAGGTGTGATTCCAAGAGGGTACTGCATCGTAATAATTGTCATGACATCAATGTGGCGACCGTTCATGAAAATGTAGCGCGTAGATTCCTCTTTAATCCATGATGCATCATACAAACAATCATCCAAAATCAAAAAGGCACGAGGATCTGTGCCTGAATTTCCGCCTGATCTCTTTTTTTCTTCGTTACGTGCAGTCTTTACACCTAATTGCCGCTTAATCACATTCATCACGATAGAAGGATTGTACTTATCGTGAATCAGTTTGGAAGGAACCATATGCTGGAAAAACTCGTTCGCAACTTCTGTACCTGAAATCACCGTTCCAATCGGGAAACAGTGCTGGGTATTAAATAGAATATCGCGAACCAAGAACGATTTTCCGGTATCTTTCTTTCCAATAACGACAATCATTGGGGATTTACGAGAATCTATCTCGCACCTGTCTTTCAACATATCTATATTGAACTTCTTGATCTGGAAGTTCATCTACTTGCTTTATTGCGTGTAGTTTTTAGTTTATGTTTGGGACGCCATAATAATATGGTCAAGCGGAAACCATCAGCCGGAAGTGATTTACGGACAAACTCTATCGCCCTCAGCCTTCAGCGACACGATACGAAGAGCTTGAAAGCTCAGCAGTTTTGGGGCTTGAACCATCTCCAGCCTTTTTTTCCTCCCATCCAAAAACTGTTTAAAACTGAAGTTCGGGATTCGCCACAGGAGTTTGGGTTCAAGGTCAATGACAGTATTGCCTCAATTGTAGACGCCGAGCACGTTCGGACGTCCAAGGGAGCTGTAGTTGAAGTTCATCGCAAAGTCACGATGCTTCTTTCTCCCTTCAAGTGGATGCAGGGAGATTATGGAACGGCACTAGGATTACCTACGTCTGAAGAAGAGTCGGCTGAGATCTGGCGCAAGATCCAGGATCCAAACAACGCTGCATATGTTGGTGCCCTTCTGTCCACTGTGCTAGCCCAGTCTGGATGCCCCCATTTCCCGAAAGTGTATGGAGTGTTCACGGGGGTATCGGAAAAGCATACAATAGATATCTCCGACGACTACGCAGAACTGTCAGAGCGCTCATGGTTTTCTTCCAATATCGGAAAAACATTTGATATCAAGTTAACAGACGACATCCGTGAAGGAGATTTCAAGCATACTCGTGGAGCCCGTGCAAACGTCTTATTAGGCGAAGATATGGTTCTTGATGGCGTAAAGGAACTTGAAGCTCCTGAGGTAGGACCCACCGAAGCCGCTGAAATGAACCCTATGATGCGTGATGGAGAAGAAGATTCGGACGACGAGTCGGATTCTTCGTCGGTATCTACATCTTACGTTTTTGGCCTTAAGTCATGCG